TTTTCTGATATCTCTGGGAACAGTCATGACTCGGTTCAAGACTCTTGTGAATCGGCTGTAATGGTTGGCGTTGGGATTGAGCAGCCTAGGTTGGTTACGCCGACTGGGGCGTTTGGTTCTTACTCGTCTTTGGTGGGGGCTTGGAGTGAGGTGCATCTTGGTAGGACGTTGTTTCCGTGGCAGATGAATGCGCTCGATGGTGCTTTGGAGCATGATGAGGCTGGGAACTTTATTTCGAGCACTGCTCTGATCAGTACTGGCCGTCAAAATGGTAAGACGACTATGTTGTCGGCGCTGGTGGGCTTTTGTTTGACTGAGTTGCCGCGTATTTGGGGGCGACCAGTTCGCATTATGTCAACTGCTCATGAACTGGGTTTGGCTACTGAGGTTTTTGAAGATTTGCGTGAAGTCTTTGAACTGCTTGAAGAGTCTGGACTAGCAAAGGTGACGTGGGCGTATGGCCGTCACCAAGTCAAGATGCTCGATGGGTCTGTTTATAAAGTCAATAGCGCGACAGGTAAAAAGCATGGTGGGACATGGGACATTTTGATTGTGGACGAATTGTGGGCAATTAGTGAGAGCACGTACTTCGGGGCCCTAAAACCAAGTCAGATTGCTGTGCCTTCTCCATTGGCGTTTCTTGTTTCTACTGCTGGCGATGAATCGTCACGGGCGTTTCTTAAATTGCGTGAGCAAGCGTTGGGCGTTATTGACTCTGGCGAGCGTTCTGATCTGTTCATGGCTGAATGGTCTTTGCCAACTGGGGTGTCTCCTGATGACCCTCAGTATTGGGGCTACGCCAACCCAGCGCTTGGGCGCACCATCACAATGAAAGGTTTAGAAAGTGCCGCCGCTGCACCTGACCGTTCGCAGTACCTTCGAGCGCATTGCAATTTATGGGTCGCTGCTGCTAACTCGTGGATAAATCCGGGTGAGTGGGCGAAGCGTTATACCACAAACCAAGACCTAGTTGGTGGCAATACTGTTTTGGCTGTGGACAGTTCTGTGGACGACTCAAAATATGTCGGCATTCTTTGTGGCCTTAACAGTGACGGCGACATTGTTGTTAGCGTTGCTTTCACTTGCGAAACCAACCGCCAAATGTGGCGACACATCGAGCGTCTTATGGAGGACGACCCAAAACTTAAATTGGCTATCACCCCAACACTTGACCTTCACACCCCAGAGCCGTTAATCCGTCGGCGCTCTCTTTGGGGCTACGCCGAAATGATTAAGTACACAGGGCTAGTCAAATCAATGATCACTGAGGGCAGACTTTTGCACACTGGCGAAGAGATGCTGGCAGAACACGTCAACAGGGCAACCCTCGTCAAAGCCAATGGAGCCGTCGTTTTGTCAAGTCAGAAAAGTCCGGGCCCTATCGAATGCGCTCGTTGCCTAGTTGCGGCTGCTTCGCTTGTGTCTCGCCCAACGCAATCTGGTCGGGCTATGATGGGTTCAGCAAGGTAGTTGCATTTGCAACTTGTTTGTGTAAGACTCCGCCCGTGGGATTCTTCGCTCCGAAAGTTACAACGGCACAGATTAGTTCGCCACCCGTAAAGGCAGCCGCTGGCGCTGGCGCTGCACAAATCAACGACTTTCTTGCTTATACCACAGGCGCAGCCGAACAACGTGCATTGCAGAACCCAACCGTTTCACGCTCGAAAGACCTTTTGGCTTCTATGATTGGTTGTTTAGAGATGCGCCACTATTCAAAGCAGTGGACAGGCGAGCGCTACGAAGAAATTTATCTTCCGCTTGAGCCTTGGATGGAACAGCCAGACCCGAAGGTTACGCGCAACTTCTTCTACTCAAATATCTTCAGTGACCTTTTCTTCTATGGCCGCGCTTTTGCCTTTGTAACCTCTCGTTATTCCACTGGCTTGCCAGCAAGTTTTACTTGGCTACCAGCCGCCATGATTACAACACCAAACCAGACAGGCCCCCAGTGGTTCGGCCCTTCTGATGTGATTCAATTCAACGGCATAGAAATTGGCGACAGCAACGACGTCATCCAGTTCCTTTCTCCCATTCAAGGACTGCTCTACCAAGGCGCTCGCGCATTGTCAATCGCTACTCATTTAGATCAGGCAGCAGACAGATATGCAACGCTCGAAACCGTGCCGGGATATTTGCAGCAGAAAGGCGGCGAGACTCTTGACTCAGACAGCCTCAGCGAAATTGCTGCCGCGTGGTCACAGATGCGACGCCAAAACGCTATTGGCGCGCTCAACGATTATGTCGAGTTCAAAGAGTTCAAAGTTTCGCCAGCAGAAGTAGTTGCCGAACAGCGCAAGTACCAGTCACTTGAAATTGCTCGTGTCTCTAACATTCCTGCCTATCTTGTTTCTGCTCCGCAGGAAGGTTCGGGACTTACCTACACAAACGTGCAGGACTCAAACCGCCAGTTGTATCTCTATGGAGCCAAGCCGTTTATTGAGTGCATCCAACAAACCCTTTCGGCCTCCAATGTTTTGCCACGCAATCGCTATGTCAAATACGACATTGAAAACTATCTAGAAGAAGAAATGCACGACGTCATGGTTGAACCAGTCGTTGACGTATCAGAAGAAAGCCAATCATGATTCACTTCGTAAATCTCCCCATCACGCTTGACGCTGCTGCTGGCGAGGACAGCCCCCGAACCATTACGGGCGTGGCTGTTCCTTGGGACACTCCAGCAGTGGTGTCAAACGGTCAGAAAGTCATGTTTAAACGTGGCGCTTTTGATGTCAATCAAAAGGCACCCAAGTTGCTTGAAGGTCACGACATGAATCAACTAATTGGCATAGTTCCTGAACTTGTTGATGCCGATGAAGGTCTTTTATTCGTTGGACAATTTGCCAAGACGACTCGTGCCGACCAAGCAATTGAGTTAGTCAAGGCAACTGCTTATGATTCAGTGTCCGTAGGGGCTACCCCCGAAAAGTTCAAATACGACAAGAACGGTGTGATGGTTGTTAGTTCAGCCATCATCCACGAAATATCGCTTGTCGCAATTCCAGCATTCAAGGATGCTGTTATTACAGAAATCGCTGCATCTGATCCTGATGCAACCGAACCCACCCCAACAGATTCCGAGGAGGAACCAGAAGTGGCAACACAAGAAAACCCAGTGGTTGAGGTCGAGGCTTCAATCATTCCTACAACACCCATCTACGCAACCGCACGTCGTGAAGTAAAACTTCCAACCGCTGTTGAGTACCTTTCGGCAGCCATCTCAGGTGGCGACCAATGGCGCGGAATGTCAGACGCACTTCGCGCAGCCGCACCCGACATCGTCACAACGGACACACCGGGCCTTTTGCCAACACCAATCATCTCACCTGTTTACAACAACTTCATTGGTCGTCGCCCAGTAGTTGATGCAGTTGGCGTTCGCGCACTCCCTGCCGGTGGCAAAGTGTTCATCCGTCCTGAAGTAACCACGCACACCACAATCGGTGCTTCAATCTCTGAACAGTCACCATCGCAAGGAACACTTGTTGTTTTTAACAACCAAGTCACCAAGCAAATTTTTGGTGGATATGTGAATATCAGCGAAGCCGATATTGACTGGAGTGATCCCGCTATCTTGTCAGTCGTTCTTGACGACATGGGCCGTATCTACGCCAACGCAACAGACAACTACGCAGCCGATCAATTGGCTACAGGTGCAACCACCACAAGCAACTTCACTGCAGCATCTGTTGATGATCCGTCTTACTGGGCAGAATGGGTTGCAAATGCAGCAGAAACCATTCTTTCCGCATCAAACGGCAACTTGCCAACGCATATGTTCATGAACCCATCAATGTGGGCCGAACTCTTGAAGTTGTCCGACACTGCTGATCGTCCTTTGTTCCCACAGGTAGGCCCAATGAACGCATTCGGTAGCCTCGCTCCGGGTCAAGTAAACGGCAACGCCTTTGGGCTTCAGGTTGTTGTTGATCGCAACTTTAACGCTGCAACCACAATCATTGGTGACGCCACTGGTTACGAACTGTTCGAGCAACAGAAGGGCGCAATCAGCATTGACTCACCATCTACGCTCTCACGCACTCTGGCCTTCAGAGGGTATTTTGCAGCATTGATGATTGACTCAAGCAAGTTCGTCAAGGCTACTTTCGTCTGATAAAGACGAACTAGAAAGACTGCAAGACCATGGCTGTTTACAACCTCGCATTTCATGCGCGACTAGACAACTATGCCATCTTGCAGACTTTTGTTGACACAGATATTCAAACCCAAGACTCGGTAGTTATCGCAGGTGCAGGACACAGCCTCAACGGCACGTTCACTGTGGTTTCTACCGAGCCTTACGACTTCATTGGCGTTTCAGATGAAGGCGACTTGCTTTTTGACTATGACGTCATCATGGAAAACCAGTTCATCTACGCCAGTTCAGGCGACGATCTTGAACGATCAGTTGCCACTGGCACAGTCACTTTCAGCCCTAGTTGCAGTTGGGTAAATTCCAGCGATGTAACCAGTTGGCTCGGCATCGAGGTCGCTACCGCCAATGACACCGCATTCATTGCTGTATGCGTCTCAGCGGCTAACTCTTGGGCGTTCCGCAAGCGTAGAGAGGCTGGCTACACAGACAGCCTTACAACGGCTCCTGACGGCGCAGCCAAACTAGGGACAATCATGTATGCAGCCACCCAATATCGCTCCCGTGGCGCTGTTGATGGCTACGCATCCTTTGATTCAATGGGCATGGGAACACCAACCATGTCGCTTGGCCAGATCATGCAACTGCTTGGCTGTGGAAGGCCACAGGTTGCCTAATGGCCGCAACGGGCATTCTCTACGAAGCAGTAAACGCAACTAAGACCGCGCTGACCGCGCTGGGCTTGAAACCAGTTACCGACCCACGCAACGCCCGACCCTTGTCAGTGATGATTGAACTTCCAACGCTCGATGCGTTCACATACAACGTGGGCGACATTCGGCTAGTCATTCGTGTTTTGGCTGGCCCTCCGGGTAACCAAGACTCAGGTGATTACCTGATGACAACTGTTGACACAATTATGAACTCACCCATCGCCATAGTGGACGGAAGGCCATCTCTCGCTTCATACGGCGAACAGATGCTTCCTTGCTATGACATGACCGTTGCCGTAGCAGTACGGCGCAACTAGAAAAAGGAGCCACCAATGGCAACAA